AGAACCAAAAATACCCGATTTTAAGGTTTCAACGCAGTGGTTTGAAGTTGAAAATGAACTTGAATGGGGTCGTTTAGGTGATTGTGATGAATATTTCTATACAACACCCGAAGAACGGGATAGCAACCCCGCAAAAAGTTCTGATTTAACCAATCAAGAACAAAACAATGGAAAACACTCAGAAAAAGATGCTTCGTGAGATTGCAAATGACCTTTTAACTCCCAAAAAACACGATTTTGCTACACAAAACGAAATTCACGAAAGAATTCGCAATGATCAAGACTATGATGATTGGGAATATGGAACAGAACCACTTTATGAGTCAAAAATCCTTGATAAATAAGATAGAATTGTAATAATCAATGCCTTTAGAAAGGGTAAGTCAAGGTTTTATAGACATTAGTATGACTTTTCAGAATAATCCTCTGAATAGTGACTTGATTGTCCTTAAAAATGAAACTGCAATTGCGCGTTCTATACGAAATATTGTATTTACCCTTCCTGGCGAAAAATTCTTTAATGAAAATTTTGGTTCTGAAGTAAGTAGATCATTATTTGAACTTGTTGATGAAATTTCAGCATCAAACATTAGAGACGAAATTGCAACCTCAATTGTAAATTTTGAACCAAGAGTAAAATTAATAAGTGTTGATGTAATTCCAGATTATGATAACAATTCTTTAAATGTAACAATTATATACAATATAATAGGAATAGATGTCCAAGCGCAACAATTAGAGTTCGTTTTGCAACCAACCAGATAAATGCCATTAGTAAATTTTTCAAATCTAGATTTTGATCAGATAAAAACCAGTCTTAAAGATTATCTAAAATCTAATTCCAATTTTACGGATTATGATTTTGAAGGATCTAATCTATCTTCTATTCTTGATGTATTGGCATATAATACCTATATTACATCATACAATGCAAATATGGTGGCAAATGAAGTTTTTATCGATAGTGCCACTCTGAGAGAAAATGTAGTATCACTTGCAAGAAATATTGGATATACTCCACGTTCAAGAAAGGCAGCACAAGCAACAGTAAGTTTTTTTATTGACACATCTAATATAATCCCCACACCATCCTCCCTAACCCTCCATAAAGGACCTGTAGCAAGCACCTCGGGTAGTTTTGGTAATCAGTCATATGTGTTCTGTATTTTAGAAGATATAACAGTTCCTGTATTTAATGGAATAGCAACATTTGATAATCTTAAAATTTATCAAGGAACTCGTTTAGTAAATAATTTTACATTTAGTTCTAGAAATTTAAATCAAAGATTTATTCTACCAAATAGTGGCATTGACACTGATTTAATTTCTGTATCAGTGAAATCTAACGAACAATCTACAGGTTCAACAAAATATAACCGTCAAGATAGTCTTTTTGAAGTCAACAAAGATTCTAAAGTTTTCTTTCTTCAAGAAATTGAAGATGAAAGATATGAACTTATTTTTGGAGATGGAATTTTTGGTAAGAAACTTGAAGAAGGAAACTTTATTGAAGTTGGATATATTACTTCAAATGGTGATAGTGCAAATGGTATAAATCAATTTACATTTTCTGGAAGAATTACTTATAATAGAAACTCTATAGAATATCCAATTACTTCTGGAATTTCTTTATTAACCACCGGATTAATTGCATCTGGTGGAGAGAGTATTGAATCTGTCGAATCTATTAAAAGATACGCTCCAAGAATATATGCATCTCAAAATAGAACACTTACTGCAAATGATTATGAAACATTAATTTCCTCAAAAATTTATCCAGAAACTGAATCAATTTCCGTATTTGGTGGAGAAGATTTAGTTCCTCCTCAATATGGTAAGGTTTTTATAAGTATCAAACCAAGATCTGGTGATTTTTTGCCAAACTTAATTAAAGAAAATATTAAACGCAGTCTCAAAAAATATGCAGTTGCAGGAATTGTTCCTGAAATTTTGGATTTAAAATATATTTATATTGAAGTTAATTCAAAAGTTTACTACAACACGAATCTTGCTTCAAGTTCTGATTTTGTATCAAGTATTATACAGAACAACACAACAAAATATGCAGAGTCATCTGAGTTGAACAAGTATGGTGCAAGGTTTAAATATAGTAAATTTTTAAGAATCATTGACGAAAGTCATGAATCAGTAACTTCAAATATTACAACAATTCAAATGAGAAGAGATTTGAGAGTTGCACTAAACACATTTACTGAATATCAAATTGGTTTTGGAAATGAATTTTATATTCGTAATATGAATGGGTTTAATATTAAATCTTCTGCATTTTTAATACCGGATGTATTACAAAATGTTTATATTTCAGATATTCCAAATTCAAATGGAGAATCTGGATCTTTATTTTTATTTACAGTTCCATCATTAAATTCAACAAATCCAACAATAGTAAAAAGAAATATAGGTAGAATAGATTATAAAAAAGGTATAATAACTTTAAATCCAATAAATATTGTAGCAGGAAAAATAAAAAATGGTCAAACAATTATTGAGTTCTCAGCAATTCCACGTTCAAATGACGTAATTGGACTGCAGGATTTGTATTTACAACTAGATATTAGTAATAGTAATTATGAAATGATTTCTGACAATATTTCATCTGGACTTGATCCATCTGCATCCAATTACATTGTATCTTCAAGTTATGCAAATGGTCTTTTAATTCGTCCAACAAGTAATATTGGAGCAGGTGTAGTTTCTACACCATTTGCACCTTCATCACCAGGATCACTGGGACTATCCGGTCTTTCTACTCCATCAACACCTTCTTCTTCTACTCCATCAACACCTTCTTCTTCTACTCCATCAACACCTTCTTCTTCTTCAAGTCCATCAACACCTTCTTCTTCAAGTCCATCAACACCTTCTTCTTCAAGTCCATCAACACCTTCTTCTTCTTCAAGTTATTAATAAAAAAATTAAATCAATAAAATGACAGAAAAAAGAATTCAGTTTAATAATATAGTTTATAACCAACTCCCCGCATATGTCAGAGAGGAGTTTCCATTAATTGCTGAGTTTCTTTCACAATACTATCTTGCTCAAGAGTTTAAAGGATCTCCCATTGATTTAATTCAAAACATTGATAAGTACATCAAAATTGATGAAGTAACTAATCAAGTTGATTTTGTAATCTTGAACGATGATATTGAAATCATAGATGACACATTAATTATCAATATTTCAGAATCTTTTACCGGAACTGATGGATTTCCTGAAAAATATGGATTATTAAAAATTGACAATGAAATAATTACATATACTGGAAAAACCTTTAATTCTTTTACTGGGTGTATTCGAGGATTTAGTGGAATTGATTCTTATAAATCTCAAAATCGTCCAGATCAATTATCATTTTCCGAATCAAACGCCACAAATCATTCTGCAGGATCTAGAATTATTAATTTAAGTTCTTTATTTTTAACTGAATTTTTATCTAAAATCAAATATCAAATAATTCCAGGATTTGAAAATAGAACTTTATCTAAAAATTTAAATCAATCATTATTTATCAAACAATCCAATGATTTTTATAAGAGTAAGGGAACAGATGAATCCTTTGAAATATTGTTTAGATCTCTTTACGGAGAAGATGTAAGCATTATTAGACCAAAAGAATATCTTTTCAGACCATCTGATGCACATTATCAAATAACAACAGACTTGGTTGTAGACATTATTGAAGGAAATCCTGAGGATTTAATAAATTCTACTTTATTTCAAGATGAATATTTGGGTTTTGAAAAAGCATATGCATCAATTGGGAATGTTGAAAAAATATTTACTAAAGATGGAGAAGAATATTATAAACTTAGTATAGATTCGGATTATATTAAGGACATTGGGATTGATGGAACATTATATGGTGAGTTTAAAGTTCATCCACAAACTAAAGTAATTGGTCAATATGGGGTAAAATCTTTTACAGTAACCACAAAAATAAATCCAGGAACTCCACCTCCTAAACATGTTTATGCAATTGATTCTATAACTCAACAACAGTTGACTTTAGTAAAAGGAAATACATATAGATTTGATACATCAGATCTTTCCAATGATGGACATCCTTTTATATTTCAAACATTATCTGGAGGTTCTCTTTCTTCACTATATTATATTGTATCTAGTAATGGAGTTTCTGGTCAAGCAGGATCTTTTGTTGATTTAACTATTAATATAACTGCTCCAGATGAAACAATAAAATACAATTGCGCAAATCATAATGGAATGGGTGCAAATATTAAAATAACCACTGATTTTACTAATGGTCTTACAACTCTTAATGTTGATTCGACTATAGGATTTCCAAATAAAGGTGAACTATATGTTACATATAATGATCAAACACGAGGCACCATAGCATATGAGTCAAAGAATGTAAATCAATTTTTTGGATGCTCAAATATTACAGGAATAATTGAGGATTCTGCTAATATTGGTATTAGTACCTATGCAAGAGACTTTGACAATAAAATCAAAGTAAGAGTCACTTCTGTTATCAAAGACCTTAATTTAATTGATGATACATATTATCTTGAAAAAGGATATAATTCTCAAATTAAAACTCTGGGAGTTAACTCAGAAGATGTAGTTTCAAATAGTGTATTTTATAATATTTCAACTTCATATGATGTAGAATCAATTTCTTTAATTGATTCTACAGATAAAACTTATAAGATTAATACAAAATTGAATAATATTTTTAAAATAGGAGATATTTTAAAAATAATTAATAGTATGGGAGTTGAAAAAAATTCTACGGTAGTTGATGTTACTTCAAAAAAATCTCTTAATGTAAAGGGTCAGGGAGAATTATTACTTACAGATACTTATACAATAAAAAGAAATATTTTAAGACCAAATTCTTCAAAATTTCCCAATATTTCTATTTTTAATGCTGATGTTCAAAATGTATATAAAGAAGGAGATAAAACTATAATTGCATCATCATCTCTTCCATATTATGATACTCAACAATTAAATGTTTTGTCAAAGCAAATAGTTTTTTCTGGAACATTTGATTCAGACACTTTTAAGATTACTTCTACCACAGATCATGGATTTTATACTGGAGATGCAGTTTATTACACTCCAGAAAAAACTTTGATACAATCATTTGATACAAATGGAAATATTGTTGAAACTTTATCAACTGTCAGTGAATTGTTTTCTGAAGGAATATATTTTGTAAAAAGAATAGATTCTAATACTATTAAAATTGCTTTAAGTAGATCTGACATATACAACTCAAAATTTAAATCTGTTGATAGTCCAGTAACAGTAACTTCAAATAAATTTGAATATTATAAATTCAAATCAAAAACACTTAAGTCACAAAATCTTTTTAGAGAAATTTCTTCTCCTATTAATGATGGAGCAGAGTACCCAACACAACCGGGATTTACTGGAATTTTAATTAATGGAGTTGAAATATTAAATTACAAATCTCATGATGTTGTATATTATGGAAAATTAAATCGAATAGAAGTTACTGCCAGAGGCACAGATTATGACATAATTAATCCTCCAGTTTTATCAATTAATGATTTGACGGGTTCTGGTGCTACTGGATTTTGTGCAGTAAAGGGTTCTCTAAAACAAATAAGAATTGTTGATCCTGGATTTGATTATGTAGAAACTCCTGTTATTAAAATAACCGGAGGAAATGGTATAGGAGCTAAAGCTTATGCAGGAATGAAATTAATTGATCACCAAGTAACTTTTAATTCTGGAAATAAGTCAGAACAAGTATCTTTAAGTAATGATACTATTGGGTTTAGTACATATCATAAATTTAGAAATGCTGAAAAAGTAATCTATATTACTAATGGACAACAAGCAATAGGTATTGGTACTACACCAGGAACACTAACAAATAATTCATCATACTTTGTTTCAGCACAATCACCAACTCAAATTAAATTACATAATACCTTGGGTGATGCAATCTCAGGAATTAATACTATTAATTTAACCTCTCATGGAATTGGAAATCATCAATTTAGATCTTTCAATAAAAAATCTATTTTAGGATCAATTAATATAGAGAATTCTGGTTCTGGATATGAAAATAAAAAAAGAACAGTATTTAGTTCAATAACAGGCATTAATACATCAACCAATCAAATTAATATTTTAAATCACGAATTTGAATCAGGAGAAATTGTAAAATATATAAACTATTCTTCTGGTGGATCTGTAATTGGTGGATTAACTACTAGCACTGAGTATTATCTAACCAAAGTTGATAATAATAATTTTAAATTGTCAGAAATTGGAACTGGAACAACATTAAAAGATTTTTATTATAATACAAAACAGTTTATTAATTTAACTTCAATTGGAGTTGGAACTCATACTTTTAATTATCCTGAAATTTCTGTTGAAGTGATTGGTAATGTTGGTATTTCTTCAATTGGTTCTGATAATTTTAAATCTGTTGTTCAACCAATTTTTAGGGGAGAAATAACTTCAACACATCTGGAAAATAATTTT